GAGAAGCGTTTAAACCACTCAATCTTCCTGTTGGTGATGCTAATTTAGATAAAGAATGTATTGTTAAAACAACAAGCTCTAAAGTCTACGACAAAGAAATTAAACTTTATATTGAAAATGTTTACACAGAAGAGCATTGCAATACAAAAACAAAAGACAGTAATGGACCGATTAAAAGAATATTTAAAAACATAAAAGAACATTAAGCATATTGCTTAGTTGGTAAAGCCACACCTAGAGGGCAAAAGGAAAGAGAATGAGTGATGACACCATGACTTCCGATTCATCGGAAAGTGGAAATCTAACAGTAACAGATGCAGCTTCAGCTATTGAAGGTATGCTATCTAGTGCAGAGGACTCCACACAGGAACAACCAGAAGTAGTAGAAGAGCAAACTGAAGAGGTAGAAGAAGTAGAGGAAACAGAAGACCAAGCGGATTACGAGGAAGCTGTAGAAGCGACCGAAGATGAAGTGGAAGAAGATGTAGACTCCGAAGTTGAGGAACCTGAAGAAGTTGAGGAAGAACAAACTTTCACCATAAAAGCAGCAGGTGAGGAAAAAGAAGTTACCCTTGATGACTTAAAGAAATCTTATCAACTCGGCTCTGATTATACTAAAAAGACTCAAGAGGTAGCTGAACAGCGTAAAGTCATAGAGCAAGAAGCTAAAGCTATTATTGAAGCTAGAAAAGTTAGAGATGATTACTCACAAAAATTGCAGGCAGTAGAACAATTCTTAACGGGCACTAATGACAGTCCAGAAGATTTATCTGCAATGAAAGAGAACGACCCGATAGGATATGCAGTTAAGGTCGCAGAAATGACCGAAAAAAAAGAACAGTTACAAGCTGTGCAAGCTGAAAAATACCGCATTGCTCAAGAGCAACAAGCGGACAATCAAGCTCAAATGCAAAAGTTTGTACAACAAGAGCAAATTAAACTAGCAGAATCCTTACCAGAGTTTTCAGACAAAACGAAAGGCGAACACATCAGAAATGATATTCGTAGCTACGGCAAAAGGATAGGATTTACAGACGAAGAGTTATCTCAAGTCTATGATTCCCGTCATGTATTGGTATTACATAAAGCAGCACAGTACGACAAATTAATGGCAGGTAAAGCTGGTGTTAAGAAAAAAGTCGCTAAAGCACCAAAGACTGTAAAGTCTGGAGCTAAAGTAAAGCAGAATGTAACCGATATACAAAAGAAACAACTTAAAAGGCTACAGCAAACTGGTTCAGCCAGAGATGCCGCAGCTATATTTGAAAACTTTATTTAAGGAAAAACAATGGCAGAATATAGAACGTATACAGCGATTGGGCAAAGAGAAGATTTAAGCAACACAATCTACAATATTGCTCCAACCGAAACACCAGTAGTTTCATCTATTGGTAAAACAAAAGCAACAGCAACAAATCATGAATGGCAAACTGATACATTAGCTGCGGCTAGTGCAGCAGGTTTAATTGAGGGTGCAGATGCAGGAGCTGCTACTGATACACCTACAGCACGTGTTGGTAACAAAACACAAATTCAAGGTAAAACAGTCCATATCTCTGGAACTCTTGATGCAGTTGATAAAGCAGGTCGTAAGACTGAAACAGCTTACCAGCTAGCTAAAGCAGGACAAGAGCTAAAACGAGACATGGAAAAAACTATTCTTGGTAACGTAGCTCAAAGTAATGGTACTGCTGGCACAGGAGCTAGGCTACTTGGTTCTATCCAAACATGGCTTGGTACTAACTTTGTCACAATGACAGATGGTGCAGCACCTGTTGGTGCTGATGGTACAGCCACTCGTACAGAAGGTACTACTGCAGAAGCGTTTACAGAAGCAAAACTAAAAGAAGTAGTTAAATCATGTTTTGTAAATGGCGGTAATCCAACTATATTAGTTGTGCCACCTACACAGAAACAAGTTGTTTCTACATTTGCTGGTATTGCAGAGCAAAGATATGAAGCACCAAAAGCAAAAGCAACAACTATTATTGGTGCTGCTGATGTTTACTTGTCAGACTTCGGTACTTTATCTGTTGTACCTGACAGATTTATGACTGCTGATACAACACCAGCTGCAGAACAAGCTCTAGTGCTTGACCCTACAATGGCTTCTATTGCTACACTGAGACCATTTGAGTCACATCTATTAGCTAAATCTGGAGATAGTGAGAAACATCAAATGCTTGTTGAGTACACTCTACAAGTATCTAACGAGAAAGCACATGGTATCGTTGCTGACTTAGCAGTTTAATTTAGTTTAAACATTATATTGCCCCTTCGGGGGCAGTATTATTACTAAATGAATAATATAAAAAACAAACTTTACAAACCTATTCTTATTACATTAGGTTTATTAGCTGTATTACCTATTACACCTATTGTACTTTTTTTGATATATGGATGGATAAAATGAGAATATTTAAAGAACATAATACAGATGATGGAAAGATTATAGAGACTAATCAAGATGTAACTGACATCATTGAAAAGAATAAACAAGAATATAATAACAACTCAACAAAATGGGGTGATGACTTATTTGATAATAAGATAGCATCTATTCCAATGACTGTTGTAGACAAGTTAAATCAACAAGGAATTATGAGAGGGTTTCATGTATTAGATCAAAAGAAATTCTTTGCATGGCTAAACGACCCAGACAATAGATTTTTTAGAACAAAAAAAGGTAGAATCTAAATGGCATTCTTCACAACCTACACAACTCTACAGGCAACTATAGCGAGTTACTTGGCCCGTACTGATTTAACAGTGCAGATACCAGAATTTATTAGACTAGCTGAAAATAGACTTGTCAGAGACTTACGTATTAGGCAAATGCTTAAAGTTGCCACTACTGAAACAACAGCAGGTAAGTCAGTAGTCGCTTTGCCTTCTGATTTTATAGCTATGAAAGATTTGCATTTACAAGGTGACCCACCACAAACAATTAAATTTTTATCTACAAGTAATTTCTTTAGAAACGCACAAACTGCTGTTTCAGGATTACCTACTAGATATACACTGTTAGGTGCAGAGTTTCAATTTGCCCCAATTCCTGACAGCAAATACACGCTACAAATGGTTTACTTTTACCAACCAGAATATTTAAGCGACACAGTTTCATCAAACCTTTGGTTAGCAGAGACACCTGATTTATTGTTATACGCTGCACTAGGTGAAGCAGAACCCTACTTGATGAATGATGAAAGACTTGCAACATGGGCAAGTATGTATGACAGAGGAATTCTCGGTTTATCAAAGAGTGATAGTGAATCTGAATACCCTGCTACACCAATTACAATAACAAACTCAATAAGGTAAATTAATATGGATGAAATGTCGGACTATTTAAAAAATAAACTTCTAAACTTGACACTTAATGGAACAGCATTCGCAGGAATGAATAATCCTTATGTGTCTCTAAACATTGCAGACCCAACACCTGCTGGAGATTTATCAACTGAAGTTGTTGCTACAGGGTCTTCTTATGTTAGGATGCCTGCTTCATTTATTGTTGCAACAGGAACATCAGGCCTAGTTGATACAGATGCAGATACCACTTTCCCAGCCGCAACTGCATCATGGGGAACAGTGAGTTACATTGGTTTATGGGATGCATCTATTGGGGGTAACATGTTATATTACACAGCATTAGATGCCTCTAAAGTTATTGATATAGGTGATGTATTTAAAATTGCTGCAGACAATTTAACAGTAGAATTATCGTAAGGATAAAATATGGCTCTCGTATTTAAAGACCGCATCCAAGAAAGTACGACTACTACTGGCACAGGGACAGTTACGCTTGCTGGTGCTACCACAGGCTTTCAATCATTTAGTGTCATTGGTAATGGCAATACAACCTACTATACGTTAGTATCAGAAGGTGAATGGGAAGTAGGTATTGGCACTTACACAACCTCAGGAACAACACTGTCTAGGGACAATGTACTAGAGTCTAGCAATTCTGGGTCTAAGATTACTTTGTCTGGAACTAGTAACGTATTCTGTACTTACCCTGCTGAAAAGGCGGTAGTACAAGACAGCACTAATACAGGTATTGCACCACAGATAGGTGCAACTAATGGAATATTTGTAAATAATTCAATCATAGGAGCTGACTACATAATCCCTACAAGTTATAATGCAATGTCAGTAAATGCAACATTAGCAAGTGGTGTATCAGTCACAGTTCCAGCTTCTAGTAAATGGGTAATCTTATAATATGGCTACAACAATTAATGCAGACACAAGTGACGGATTAAAACTTACAGCAGATACATCAGGGACTATAGACTTACAATCAGCAGGAACAACGATTGCTACAGTTAATAGTACGGGTATAGCAATGGCTAGTGGTAAAACTTTAACATCTGATGCTCCATCATTTAGTGCAAGACTGACAAGTGGGCAAAGCGTTGTTGCAACTACATTTGTAAAAATATTAATGAATGTAGAAACTTGGGACACAAATAGTGATTACGATACTTCTCTTTCAAGGTTTACTCCTACAGTAGCTGGGTATTATCAATTTAATGCAAATGCATTTATTAGTTGTCCTCCTACTGGTAGAGTTTTTTTGTTGTTATTTAAAAATGGTGTTTTAAAAAAGTATGGGGGTGGTCTTGGTACACAGGTCAATGGTGGTATTACTTATAATGTAGTTGCACAATTAGATGCTAATGGATCATCTGATTATTTTGAATTTTTCATTTATCAAGAAGGCGGGGCAAACCAAACTATAAATCCAGATCCTACTCTTACTTGGTGGGATGGATTTCTAGCGAGGGCAACATAATGAATTTATATGAAAAAATAATAGAACTATATCCAGAACTAACTAATGCAGACTTTGCACCTCCTATGGGAACAATTATGTTACA